CCGCGAATAGCGTTGATAGCTTGTTCAATAACAAAGATTTGCAGTAGCTGATTGGCAATATCAATCAAGACGCCAGATGCAATTTCGTTGAGACTTTGCTGCCAGCTTTGCGCGCCTGATATCAAGGCATCAAAAGCTGATGTCATGCCCTGTCCAATAGTGTTGGCAACTCCATCCGCAAGCGCTTTTTGCTGCCTAATCCCTTCATTTAACTGATACTGCTGTTCGATGTATTTTTTCATATCATCCATTTGACGTTGCATTGTTTCCGCAACAGTTTTAGCTCGTTCATTTTCTATACTATTTAGATCGTAAGCAAGCTGACGAGATACAGTTTTACTTTGTATTTCTAGGGCTGATATTTGTTTTAGTTTTTCAGCTGTTGGCACATCTTTGTCAGCTCTAACGGCTGCCATTTGATCTGTAATCTGACGCAATTCAATCTGTGCCTGTCTTGTTGTTTCAAGTGCTTTGTTTTCGCTCGCACGAGCTTGCAGAACACGACCCTGAATATCAAAAATATCCTGCGCTAGACCTAGCTCTCTGGTTAGTCCACTGAGCCTGCTTTCACGTGTCTTGTCTTTTTTGGTTTCATCTTTTTTATCAGTCGGCGCAGTTGAAATATCCAGTCCACCTGTCTGATCTTGTGCTGCCAGCGTTGTTTTACCTGCCGTCAGTCCTTTCTGCAGCTCAGCCTTATCTCGACGCAGTGCTTGCACCTGCCGATCTAAAGTAGCCCGTTCTCTGCCAGTTGCCTTTGACCGAGCTTCTACCGTATCCGTAATTTTTTGATTAACAACATACAGCTCATCATTGGCTTTCTTGATTGCAGCAGCATCACCAGTTGCCGCACCTTTTGCGGTTTTTTGAGCCTGTGTTTGATAGCTAGCCAGTGCAACTGCAGCAGCTGTAATTCCAGCTGCCAATGCAACCCAGGGTCCAGCCGCGACCAGAGTGGCAATGCCTAGAGCCTTAATAAGTCCGATGGCACCTGTGATTACCGGACCAAGTGCCACCAATGCAGCTGTAATTCCGACTACGCCAGCAATAACGGCTTTCGCTGGTCCAGGCAATGCCGCAAACTTTCTAATCAGCTCAGTTACAGCCGTGATTAGCGGTGTAAAAGCAGGCAGAAGCTGCAAACCTATTGCTTGTGCAAGTTCTGTTTGCGCCTTCTGAAAAGCACGCAGTCTGCCTGATGCACTGTCAAAAGATTTCTCTAGCTCATTGGCACCCTTGTCTTTGATGTCACGCAATGCTTGGATCAGAACAGGAGCAGTAACAGCTCCTTCTGCTGCAAGCTGTTTGACTTCACCTCTGGCTACGCCAAGAATTTTGGCAATAGCATCAATAACCTGTGGTGTCGCCTCATTGACAGCCCTAAACTCCTCTCCCGCTAGTCGCCCAGAACCAAGCGCCTGATTCAACTGCAACTGGGCAGAAGCGGCTTCTTGGGTGCTGACTTTGTTAATTGCAAGAACAGTATTGAATCCCTCGTAGATATCCTTGATTTCTGCCAAGCTGGCTCCCTGCGGTCCAAGCCTGTTGCCAAGGTCAATTAAAGCCGCAAGAGTATCTGATTGAGCGATGCGAAACTTGTCAGCAGACTGAGCTGCAACTTGCTGAATGCCAGAAAGCTGCCCAAAACGCTGCGTAAGAAGTTGAGCACGCTTCTCTGCCGTTTCCAGCTCAACGCCAGCACTGATTGCACCTTTTAAGGTGCGGAAGCCTGCATAAGCACCAATCAGACCTTGGACAGTTGCTGTTTGCTGTCTAAGTTTTTGCGTGCTTTGATCTAAGCTGCGTCCAAAAGCAACTACCGAATTGGCAGCGACTTGGCTTCCTGCCTTGAGCTTGTCAAATTGAGAGGACAGCGCCTGTGTAGCCTGCTGAACCTGACGCAGCGGGTTTAAGGCACCACGAGCATCAACGAGTAGCTGGACAGAAGAACTCGCCACCACTGTCGCGCATCAATACCTAAATCTTAATGGCGACGCGACTTAATCCGCTCCATCTCCTTTTGCTCTCGCTCGCCTTTCACTTCAAAGTAAGCGGCGTAATAAACAAACTCTGCGTCGGTCAGCTCAGTACGTAACCGGCTGACCGTCATCCCAAGCTCGCAGGACAGGAAGAACTCAAAAAAGAGCCAGTTGTCCTGCTTCAGCCGTTTTTTGCTTCCTCAAGACCTGCTGTATCACCCAAACCAAACAAGAACAGCTCAAGTTCGTTCAGGACAGACTCAGGCAGTTGGCGCTGGAGCTTCGGTGCATCACCAGAGCTGAAAGCCTTGGTGCCATCCTGCAGTTCCGCTGTTTGACACAGCATGTGAGTGCTGATGTCCAATGCTTCCTCGGTGCCAGCAAGAGCCTGTGCCGCCTTGCGATCAGCACGAGTGATTGGACGAAAATAAAGATCCACCACAGGTTCCCCTGCGGCGTTCTTGAGAACAAACTTGCGGCGCTGGCTGAGGTCAAAAGCCTCAACCAGCAGATCCACAGTACGTTTGGTGCCAGCCATCAGAGCCTATTTAATCGCTCTGACTCTACACCTCATCACTCAAGGTTGCCAGTAATGGTACCGCTGGTGATGAAGCTGCAGGTGACGATAACAAGCTCACCAACAGTGGAAGTAATCTCCATGTCAGTGATAATGCCATCAAAAGAGACGGAATCACTACCTGGAGTGCTTCCAGTAGTGAACAGTTCAAAGCTGGGGTCGTAAACCAGTTCAACAGTGCCGGAGCCAGAAATCATGCTGCCGACAAACTTTCGGAATGTGTCGCCGTGAGCACTTGTGTCCAAGGTTTCCTTGGTAGTGGTCAGGCTCCAGCTACGGGTGCCAACAACAGTTGCGTTAGTAGAGCCTGCTGCGTCGAATTGGACGGAGCCTTGCTCGCCTCGAATGACAGCCATGGGTCAGAGTTCCTCGATGGATTCAAAGGTCACACGGACCTGTGTTTGGAAGTAGCCCTCGGGAGCTGGTGAAGCCAGAGCCTCTGGACCGGATGGAGCGTCGAAGAAAACCCCCGACACGTTGACCCTATTGTAAAGATCCCGGATCCGTTTCCCAATCGTGTAGTTAGCGCCGGGACCGACGCCAAGGGCAGTAAAGATGTTGATAACCAGTAAGCCAACCAAGCGGTTTTGGGAGTTGGTCGTGCCGCCTTGGCTCAGGTACTCGTTACCGCCAAAAGTTGTTAGGCATTGCACCCACGATGAGCCTGGAGTGGGTTCATATGCCATGTTGTGAAAAACGATTGGAATGGCAGGGCTGTTTGCCAGCTCTGTCGCCAAACGTGTCTCAATGGTGGCGCGGACAGTGTTGAGGTTGAGTGCTGCCATCAGTCTTCAGCGATGATGCTGCGCCATTCCTTGCGGACATAGGCTTCAAGTTCTTTGCCGATCAGGTCTGGAAAACCCGGCTGCGTACCCTGACGAGTGCGATATTCTCCGCCCCACGATGGTGGCAGATTGGTGCCGTAGCAAACTGCCTCTGCATACTCCACGTTGTTAAAGACCCTCCCGACGTAAGGATTGTCTGTATTTACCTGCCAACCCTGCACCAAACGTCCAGTGTCAATAGGAGTGCCCACAGGAGGCGTTCTTGTCTTTAGTTCTTTTTGCCACTGCAGTGTGGTCCTATTAACCAGCCTGCGAACTTGATCATCCATGAGGTCACCGATCTGATCCAGCCTGATGTTGCGTGCCATGCTTAAGCCCTCAAGATCAGTTCGTAGACAATCGCAGCATTGCCCTGCTCAATCGTATTGACCTGAATGATCTGATGCACAACGCTGCTGATGACGATGCGATCCTTTGTCTCCGGCGCAGTAGCAACAGCAGCTGCCGCAATAAGCAGACGTTTGTCGCCAGCCTGAATCAGCTCATTGACCTCACGCAGACTCACATCAGACAAAACGCCTTTGACAGTAGCGTCTGACTCAGACTCTGTGATCGTGCCGGTCGTCGTGTTGTAACTGCCACCCGTCACAATCCGAACAGTTAAGTCACCGCCAAACTTGCTGACGACTTTGTTGGCAACCTTGCGTAGCGAGCTGGAAAGCGCCATCAGATCTTGTACGCAATGCACGCCCCATTCTGAAGCGTGATACTGGTGAAATATCCAGTCAGATGGGCACCTTGATCAACGCTTGTCCCACTGAAGCTGTTGTCAATCACGTTGGTACTGGTGATCGACGTGATCGTACTGCTCTCGTAAAAGTCAATGTGCGAAAACTTGCCCGTATGAGTCGCGGTGTCATTAATGACCTCAGCGCCTACCGCGTAGTCAATAGGTGATGCTCCGCCGTGTGATTTAGCCATGTCAGATCTTGTAGGCGATCACAGCGCCACCATTATTAAGGGTGAAGGCAGTGAAAACGCCTTGGATCTCAAAGCCAGCAGGTAGCGACTCGCCCACCAAGCTGTTCCCAGTCCAGTTCTGCGCCGTTAATGCGCTAAAGCTGCTGTTATTCTTCAGCACCACAATCCTGTTCCACCTGCCAGTGTGTGCATCGGTAGTGCTTACAAAGTCTGCACCGATGCTGTAGGAAGGGTCAATGGCGATACTGTTATGCGCCATGATTAGAGCCTGTAAGCGACGACAGTGCCGCTTGTCAGTGTGATGCTGGTGAAGACACCACAGATCTCACAGCTTGCACTGAAAGGGATTGCCGACAGGGTGTTGCCGGTGTAATCCTCAGCCGTGAGGCTGGCAATCACCGAGTCCTCAAGGGCGACAATCTTGCCGAAGCGTCCGGTGTGCGCTGCTGTGTCGTCAATGAACTCAGCACCGGGGTAGGCGTAACCCATGAATCAGCTCCGCTTAACGGCGATGTTACCTGGTCCGCTAATTCTAAGTCCGGTGAAATACCGTTCCACCATCGGCGGAATCCGATCAGCGCCAGTCGCCCCGTAATTGTTGGGGGTCACGTCCAAGCTGCCGATCTTGACGTTCTTGTAGTCCTCCAGACCGCTTAGACCCAAACCATCCTTGTTGTTGTTCAGATAGACCGCGAGTTCCGCTTGCGCCTTCTTGACCTGATCCGGGATCTCCGTGTCGGTGAAATAATCCGTCGTAATGCGGAAAGGAAACCCAACAGCGTAAGTATTGATGTAGGTATCGGGCTTTCGGACCCCAGTGCGCGGCCACTGGAGAGACTGCGTATCAGTCGCACGGGCACCAAGGAATCGTTCGCGGTCGATGCGTTGCGCCGCTGTGTACAAAGCTCGGTTTTTCTGGTCATCTGTCGCAGATGCCCAGGCAGTAACGTCGTCGTTCTGAACGAGACCGTCGATCAGATCGTTGGCGTCATTCAGCGTCAGGTAGCTGTTTGCGCTTGCGCCCCCGACTGTTGCGTCGATTGTGATTGCCATCGGGCGTCTCGGAAGAT